TTGTTCCGCATGCAAGCGGACGGCTCTTTAGCCCAAACAAATCTTGGGAATAACATTGACGTAGCCTACACGGCTGGCTCAACTAGCATTGGACGTAGCAGAAATGCTGCTGACCAAAGCACCGCAGGAACAACTGCAACATTGCCTTTCCGCATTGTTGACTTTGTTGACGGGCCAGACAGTGCTATAGGCGATGCTTACACGGACATCATTATGAAGTTCAACGTAGGTCATCAGTACGCCAATACAACTGGCATTTAAGGAGAATTAAGTAATGGCTATTTCAAGAGCGCAAATGCTTAAAGAACTCCTGCCGGGGCTTAATGCTCTTTTTGGCTTGGAGTACGAAAAATACGAAGATGAACACACTCTCATTTATGAGACTGAAAGTTCTGATCGTTCTTTTGAAGAAGAAGTAAAGCTGTCTGGATTCGCTGCTGCACCAGTCAAAGCTGAAGGCGCTGCCATCAGTTATGATTCTGCACAAGAATCTTTCACGGCTCGCTACAATCATGAAACAATTGCTATGGGCTTTAGTATTACCGAAGAAGCTATGGAAGATAACTTGTATGACTCATTGTCTGCTCGTTATACCAAGGCTCTTGCCCGCGCTATGGCATACACTAAGCAAGTTAAGTCGGTATTCCCTCTTAACAATGGCTTCTCTAATAGTTATCAGTCTGGGGACGGTGTAAACCTGTTCACTGCTTCTGGTGACGGAGTTACCGGTGGCGATGGTCACCCATTGGTTAGTGGCGGCAAAAACAACAACCGTCCTGTGACGGCTGCTGACCTCAATGAAACGTCTTTGGAAAATGCAATTATTGACATTGCTGCCTTCACTGACGAAAGAGGCTTGTTAATTGCTGCGCGTCCTCGTCGCTTGATTGTACCACCCGCTTTGATGTTTACAGCAGATCGTCTGTTGGAATCTACTCAGCGAGTTGGCACGGCGGACAACGACATTAACGCTATTCGTAACATGGGCGCAATCCCAGAAGGTTACAGCGTTAACCACTATCTGACCGATAGCAATGCTTTCTTTATCATTACGGATATTCCTAATGGTATGAAGCACTTTGAACGGACTCCACTCGAAACTTCTATGGATGGTGACTTCGATACAGGTAACGTGCGCTATAAGGCGCGTGAACGTTACTCCTTCGGGGTTTCTGATCCACTTGGAATTTACGGGTCTCCCGGTTCAAGTTAAACTTAAGGGGGTCATTAGCCCCCTTTTTGTTATATTCTTTCCTGACAGATGTTTCATGTGAAACACTGACAATCCCAAGACAGGAGAAATCACATGGGAACTACTACTTTTTCAGGCCCTATCAAGGCTGGAACTATTAAGGAAACTACTGGCACGACAGTAGGTGAAGACAAGGCTAACGTTGGTTTTGTGCTTATGGCGCAAAGCGCAAACGTGGTTTTTGGCGATGACGGCACTACAACTGTTGTTGCAACACTTCCCGCAAACAGCCAGATTTTTCAAATCACAGTCGATGTGACCACCGCATTCGATGCTGGAACCACCAACACATTTGACCTTGGTGACGGCTCTACTGCAAACAAGTATGCAGACGCGCTGGACGTTAGTGCGCAGGCTCGTGTATTAGCGACATCTGACGTTTCGCAAATTGGAAACTTGGTCGACATCGGCACCTCTGACGTAGATGTGACGGTTACATACAACCAGACTGGCACTGCGGCTACCGCAGGTGCGGCCACTGTTACTGTCCTGTACGCGCAAAACCGTAACCTCTCATAAGGAGGTAACCCGTGGATAGTTTATCTCAAGTATTTCAGGGGCATCGGCATGAGAGCGGCTTCGTCGCTTTCGGTCGGCATCGCCTGAAGGAGTTTAGCGTCATAGGTACGGCCTCTGCGGGAACTTTCGTAGTGTTCGATACCGACACGGCTCCAGAAACAGGGACTTATGCTCAGTCTGGGGCGACAGTCACGGTCACTGATACAGGCCACGGCTTGTCTACGGGTGATGTTGTTGGGATCAATTTTGCTGTAGGGACAGGCGGCACCGCACAACCGGGTAATTATCCGATTACTGTGACAACCGCTAATGCATTTACGGTAGAGATGTTGAACTCAGACACCATTACAGGCACCCCAGCTTGTCAATATGTTGCGAATAGCGGCTCAACCCAGAAAGCACCAAAACGCTGGATTATGTCCAAACATACGTCTGCGGCAGACACTTTTGCCAATGTGTTTCAGGTGCCCAACAGTGGATTTATTGTCAGAAACGGAATTTATTTTTTGATGACAAACCTCACTGAAGCAGACGTTTTCTACGAGTAAGTTGTGGCCGCCAAGAAACCAGCTAAGAAAAAGTCAACAGTCAATAAGGCAGGCAACTACACGAAGCCCGCTCTGCGTAAGCGACTGTTTAACCAGATCAAGGCTGGCGGTAAGGGCGGCAAACCCGGTCAGTGGTCTGCGCGTAAAGCGCAGATGCTGGCCAAAAAGTACAAAGAGTCTGGTGGAGGCTACAGGGACTAATGGCCCTGAAGAAGTCTCAGAAGTCCCTTAAGAAGTGGACAAAGGAAGAATGGGGGACTAAGTCTGGAAAGCCCTCAACTCAAGGGAAGAAAGCCACAGGTGAACGATATCTTCCAAAAAAAGCTAGGAAAGCTTTGACTGATAAAGAGTATGCGGCTACTTCTAAAAAGAAAAGAGCCGATACAAAAAAAGGCAAGCAGCATTCTAAGCAACCAAAGAAGATAGCTAAAAAAACTGCGAGGCATCGTGAATGAGTTTGACTGATGCAGAAAAAAATCGTTTAAAAAAAGCAGGTGTTTCTGGTTTAAATAAGCCAAAAAGAACTCCCAGCCATCCAACAAAAAAGGGTGTTGTAGCAATAAGAGATGATGGCAAAGTTCGAATTATTAGATTTGGTGACCAAAAAATGGGTCACAATTATTCTGCAGAAGCTAGAAAATCATTCAAAGCAAGGCATGCCAAAAATATAAAGAAAGGCAAGACTAGCGCAGCTTACTGGGCGAATAAACTTTTTTGGTCAGGAAAAGGCGGCAGCAAAAAAAGCCCGCCGAAAAATCAAAAACAAAAATTTGGAGGCAAATAATGGGTTTAAAATTATCAGATGTTTCTCCGGTAGCGTCCCTAATCAAAGGGGAAGGGTTAATAGAGCATGCAGGAATTATTCCATCGTTGCTTACTAGAAGGCAAGATGATAAGCGAGAGGCTAGAGAAAAACTTGCAAAAGAAACTGAGGCTGCAGAAAAATTAAAACTAAAATCAGCTATAGATGGGGCTGCAAAAATGCGTTCTGGAGGGCGAACCAGATCAAAACCCATTGATGGCGTAGCTATTCGCGGAAAGACTAAAGGTCGATTTGTGTAATGGCTACCAGCGGCACATTTGCATTTAATCTAGATCTTGGAGAGGCTATTGAAGAAGCCTTTGAAAGAGCTGGGTTAGAGCTTCGCAGCGGGTATGATTATAAAACCGCTAGAAGAAGCATTGATTTGCTTATGCTTGAATGGCAAAACCGTGGGCTAAATCTTTGGACTGTCAAGTTTAATACTTTAGCTTTAACCCCCGGAACTAACTCTTACACTTTAGATGGAAAAATATTTGATATTGTTGAGGCTTTTCTTAGAACAGATGCTGGGGACACTCAAAGCCAGTTTGATCAAAGCATGTCTAGGATTTCAATAAGCCAGTATTCTCACTTGTCAAATAAGCTTACTCAATCTAAACCTCTTGAGTATTACGTTCAAAGAACGCCAACAGGAATTACTGTAAACCTTTGGCCAACGCCTGATAGCCAAGAAACATATACATTTGGCTACTACTACATGGAGCGGATTGAAGATTCTGGCAAACCTGCAAGTAATAATATGGACATTCCTGCTCGATACCTTCCTTGTTTTGTTGCAGGACTAGCTTATAATTTATCTGTTAAGTATCCAGAGGTTGCTGACAGAGCGGCTCTTCTTAAGGGAGAGTATCAAGAGCAGTGGGATATAGCTTCTGATGCAGCCAGAGAAAAAGCTTCTCTGTTTATTGCACCCGGAGGGTATAAGTTTTGAGCTATGCTAGCGGAAAATACGCTTTTGGTTATTGCGACAGGACAGGGTTTAGATACCCTAAAAAAGATCTTGTAGAGCAAATTGTTAACCAAAGACCAACTGGGCTGCTTGTTGGTAAAGATGTTGTTGACGAAGATCAACCACAACTTCAGTTAGGCAGGGTTCGTGTTGACGATCCTCAAGCATTAAGAAACCCAAGACCTGATCAATCTTTGCAAGAAAGCAGAAAGTTTTTTGCGTGGAATCCAGTTGGCGGCGGCGTTACTGAACTTGGAAGCCGTACTGTTGGATTAGATATTACAGGTCAAATAGGCAATGTAACGGTGGTGACGTAATGGCGTGGACATTTACAACACTTAAGCAAGCTATTCAAGATTATACGCAAAACAGTGAAACAACCTTTGTTAACAACTTATCAGTAATTATTACTCAAGCTGAAGACAGGATTCTTAAATCTGTGCAATTACCGGATTTTAGGAAAAACTCTTTAGGAACAACAACTTCTGCCATTTCTTATTTAGCAACCCCTGATGATTTTTTAGCTCCATACTCCTTGGCTATTGATAATAGTGGCTATGAGTTTTTGTTATTTAAAGACGTAAACTTTATCAGAGAAGCATATCCAGACTCTTCAACTCAAGGAGTTCCAAAGTATTATGGTTTGTTTTCTGATGCCAACTTTATTATTGGGCCCACGCCACAAAGCAATTATGTTGTAGAGCTTCATTATTTTTATAAGCCTGAGTCTATAACAACCTCTGCAGATGGTACTAGTTGGTTAGGGACTAACGCAGAGAGCAGTCTCCTTTATGGTTCTCTCTTAGAGGCGTATACCTTTATGAAAGGAAACCCAGAGCTTATGCAGGTTTATAACACTAGGTATATGGAGGCTCTTGAAAACCTCAAATCCCTTGGAGAAGGCTACAGCACTACGGATAGTTACAGGTCTGGATCTGTGAGGGCGGCTAGATAATGTTTGATATTTCTGTTGGGAGCGTTGGTTCTGTTAGAGTTTTAACAACAAATAACAAAGGTCTTTCTGTAGAGCATTGGGCCGATAGAGCTACAAGCACTATAATATCTGTAGGCGACAAAAGTCATCCGCTTATTTCTGAGCAAGCTGAAGTCTTTAAGGGCCAAATAAAAGAAGTTATTTCTTTTTATATGAAAGAAGCAATCAATAGCAACAAAACAACAATGATTGCTGAACTAGAATCTAAAGGCTATTCGGAAATAGCAGAAATAATAAGGAGTTTATAATGGCCATTTCTCAGGCAATGTGTACGTCATTTAAAAAAGAACTGTTAGAAGCAAAGCACAATTTTACTGCAGCAAGCAATGTGTTTAAGTTGGCTTTGTATACAAGTTCTGCATCTTTGGACGCAGCAACAACTGCTTACACACCTTCCGGAGAATCAAGTGGAAGCGGTTACACTGCAAAAGGAGAGTTTCTAACAAGTGTAACGCCAACAAGTTCCGGGACTACTGGATTTACAGATTTTAACGATCTCACGTTCAGTTCGGTTTCTGTGACGGCAAGAGGCGCAATGATTTTTAATGAGGCAGCATCTGGCGATCCCAGTGTCTGTATATTAGATTTTGGTGCAGATAAGACATCTACTGCTGGAGATTTTACAATTACTTTTCCTACGGCAGATGCATCTAACGCCATTATAAGAATTGCGTAGAATATTAAGTGGCTGATGTCACCGTTGTATTCCAAGGGTGGAACAGCTCTAATCAAGGCTGGGGTGATGGCGGCTGGGGTGAAGATGTCCCTCTTGCTCAAGGAACCTCTGCTCTTGGTTCGGTCACTGTTACAGCGGATGCAAACGTATCTGTTACCGGATTGGTCGGCACATCTGGCCTTGGATCGGTCACGGTTTCTGCTGAGGCAAACGTTTCTCCGTCCGGAGTTTCTGCAACAGGATCGATTGGATCAGTCTCTGTTGCGGCAGATGCAAACGCATCCGCTTCAGGAGTATCCGGTACAGGCGCGATTGAAAGTGTTACGGTCGCCGCGAGCGCAGAAGTTTCTGTCACGGGAGTTTCTGCAACTGGAGCTGTTGGCAGCGTTACGATTACAGCAGATGCAAATGTATCCCCGACAGGTGTGGAGGGTACTGGATCAATCGGCACGGTTTCTGTTTCAGCAGATTCGAACCTTAGCGTTACGGGAGTTTCTGCGTCAGCTTCAGTTGGTACTGTTACTACTTCTGCTAACGCTGATGTTTCGGTTTCTGGAGTTTCTTGTCAAGCACAAGTCGGAACCGTTTTAATTTGGAGCGAAATAAACCCAAATCAAGATGCAAACTGGACTTCCATATCAATAAATCAAACACCAAATTGGCAAGAGGTAGCTTAAATGGCAACTTATGTAAATGATCTTCGCTTAAAAGAGATTGCGACTGGAGATGAAGCAGGAACATGGGGAACTTCCACCAATACTAACCTCGAATTGATTGGTGAAGCGTTAGGATATGGTACTCAGCAAGTATTTAGTTCTGACGCAGACGCAACAACTACCATTGCGGATGGCGCATCAGATCCTGCTCGAGCAATGTATTTTAAGATAACTTCTGCAGTAAGTTTAACTGCGACGAGAACCTGTACGATTGCACCTAATACTGTAAGCCGCGTGATGTTCATCGAGAACGCAACCTCTGGTTCTCAGTCGATTGCGATCTCTCAAGGATCTGGCGCGAATGTCAC